CAAAAACGCACCGAGAGATAAAACAAAAAAGCCATCTGAACGAATCAGATGGCTTCCTGGTTGACCGATGGAGAACTTGCGCGAACTTTTTCTCTATCGGAAAACACTGGCACATCGCCAGTTTCTCCAAAGTTGATGGGCAAATCAACGGTGTTGTTTTCGCCGAAGGCGTTAAAAATGAGTTTCAAGTGGCCGTTGTCATCGTCATCGTAGACGTACACCGATATCAAGAACGTATTGAAAAGGTCTTCCTGATATTGGCGGTCATGGATGTCACCGTTTCTGAAAAGCAGCAGACTGGAAATCAGCTTCTTGCGGTCAACATGGATCACTTCCTCTTTGGCAAGTGCCAGCTTCGACTTCAAGTCGGTGCGCTGCTTTTCCAGTTCTATGAGCCTGTCACGGGTCGTTTCTGTGACCACGCCCATCTCGATGGCTTTCATCACGTTCGAGATGGACGACTGCACGGCCGCCAGATCACCCTCGATGGAATCAAGTTGTAGGTTCCGATCCGCCTCCTCCCAGTATTCAATGGTTTTGTCGGCAATCCATTCGATAGCATCATCGGTCAGGCAGTATTCCTTGATGGCCTGCGCCACCGCTGGCTCGATAATATCTCTGCGGATGTTCTTCTTGTCGCAGGTGTGCCCGACACGCCTGTTCTGGCAAGCGTAGTAGTAATGAATATCCCCGGTCTTTGACCTGCCGGACATTCCGATCATGTAGCCGCCGCACTTCCCGCACCGAAGCTTCCCGGTCAAGAGGTAGTCGTCCTCGCCGGGGCGATGCCGGCCATTTCTTTTCAGCTTTTTCACTCGGAGAGCCTCCTGTACCTTGTACCACAGGGTATCATCAATGATGGACGGTATGCCGCCCTCGATACGAACATCGCCGTATATGTAGATGCCGCGGTACTTCTCATTGGAACACAGCCTGTGAAAACTGTTTTTGTTCCATTCGCCTTTATCTGCGGTTTTGATGCCCCGGCGGTTCAGATCGCGGGCAATATCCGTGAACAACTCGCCGGAAGCGACACGGGCATAGACCTCCCGGACGATGGCTGCTGCTGGTTCATCCACCACGACCTTGCCATCTTCGCCCCGCTTGTAGCCCAACGGCTGCCGGCCGTTGGCCATGCACTTGTTGGCATTGTCCATCAGGCCGCGGCGCACATCCTCGGCAAGGTTGTCCGAATAGAACTGGTTGACATTCATCATGCTGCGCAGCGCAAACCGTCCGGCGGCTGAATCGTCAAAATCTTCCTCGGCGTAGTAGACCTTTACGCCGCAGTCCATCAGGCGGGATTCGTTGACCATGGCCTGCATCATGTTTCTGCCCATGCGGTTGGACTTCCACGCCAGCACATAGCTGAATCTGCCATTCTCGGCATCGTGCATCATACGCTGAAACGCCGGGCGGTTGTCGGTGCGGCCGCTGATTGCGCGGTCTTCGTAGGTATCGGTGATGGTCAACCCCAGTTCTGCAGCGTGTTTACGGCAAGCCTCAATCTGCTGTTCGATGGAAACATCCCGCTGGTTGTGGGATGAGTAGCGGGCATAGATGATGGCATTGCCCCCGGCGGGCTTCTTCTTTTTTGCCATTATCTATCACCATCCACTTTCAAAATTCAAATTCCCAAAAGCTGCTTTTTCTTGGCAGCAAACTCTTCTTCCGTCAGGATGCCCTCATCCAGCAGCTGCTTCAAGCCACGAATTTCATCCACCACGGACACAACATTTCCGCTGGACGCAGTTGCTTTGGATTCTTCGTAGGTGGCAATGTACTTTTCCAGTTCCTGCGCAGCTTCATAATCGGATTTCTTGAAGATAAACGTCTTTTCTGCTCCAACAGCAGCAGAAACGCCAAATCCGAGGCCAATACCACCAGTTGAAGCCTGCGCAGTTGTGAAAACAACCGTTCCACCGAATAGGCTCGGCTTAGTTATTTTGAATGACTGAATCTTTGAAATCGGATAGGTTTCTTTTGATTTCTTCTTTTCAACGATAAGGTTGGAGCCTTCCGCACGCAACGTGTAACCACTTTCGCAAGGCAAAATCACACTACTTTTCTCCATGATTCATCCTCTTTTCTGCATGATACTTCGTGATTCCGTAATATTTGTTCGATTTGCTGAAAAATGGGCAGCATTTTGATATACTTTACTTGCTGCCGACAGTAATCTTACGAAAGGAGTAATGATCTATGACCACAGATGAATGGTCAGAGGTACTTATCAGAGTCAGAATGCTGTCGGACTCGGACAAGGCTCGGCTGATTACTTTTCTGCGCGGCCTGAAAGATAGCGCAGATAGTTCAATGCCTCCTGCTGACAATCAGCGGGCAAGTCGAGAAGCAATTCAATAATTTCCGCCGTTTGGCCGTCCTCCTGCTGGAGGGCGGCTTTTATCATTTCTTTGGGAGTGTGACCGAGCAGGGAATCCAGAGATTCGCCCAGCTGGTCTGCAATGGAACAGGCCGTTGCCAAAGAGATGGGATCATTTCCGCTTAGTTCTTCCTCAATGTTTCGGATGCTGATGCCGGACGCTTCTAAATCGGCAGGGTCGGCATTGTTCAGGATCTGCGTCACACTGTCCCGGAACTTTGAAGCCCACTCGTTTTTGCTGGCGGCCAGTTCTTCGTCCCATCCCATGATATAAGATGGGGTCGTGTCAAGAGCATCAGCAAGAGCCTTGATTTTGGACTGCGTGAGGACACGCTGGCCGAGTTCGATTTTGTTGATGGAAGATTTTGATTTGTAGCCAACCTTTTTGGAAAGGTCTTCCTGCGACATCCCAAGTTCTTCTCTGCGAATCTTGATTCTCTGACCAATTGTCATAGCTCTTTCTCCCTCTTGAATCTTCTGATGCCATTATAATACGTCGTAGACACAAGGTCAACAAAATTTTTTATTTTTCAAAAAAATGGTTGACATTCGGTCTACGAGGTGGTAATATACGCCCAGTAGACAACCGGTCTACGCCGAACAGAAAGCGAGGTGAATAAACCATGACCAATACTACTTTGCTCAAAGCGAAGATTGATGCCTCCGGCTACAAAATGAAGTACATCGCCGCTTATATTGGCCTGTCCTATCAGGGCTTTTTGAACAAGATGCGGAACAAAACCGAGTTCACTGCGCCTGAAATCAAGGGCCTGTGCGAGTTGCTGCACATCACCATTGAGGAGAAGGAGCCAATTTTTTTTGCTCTGTAAGTAGACTGTTTGCCTACTTATGACTTGCAGGAGGACGCAATGAACAGCGACATCCACATCCACTTGGATGAAATCAGTCCCGAAGATACCGCCCGGCTGGCGCGGGGCTGCAAGAGGCTCTACCTCAAAATCATGGCCATGCCGGACGGAGAAGCCAAGCTGGATGCCGCATGGGAGGCCTACCAGCAGAGAAAGAAAGGAGAGAACAAGACATGATTAAGATCCTGATGGCCATGTACGGCATCACCGCAGAACAGGCAGCAGCCCGGCTCCCGGCGGTGCAGTTCGTTCTGACTGCCGCCATTGCAGCCCTGTTCGTCTGGCTGGACAGCAACGGTGTATTTGACAGTGCGGGCCGCTGGATGGGCCGGAAGCTGCGGGAGGTGCTGGATGTTGTATCCGAGGACTGATGCAGAGGCTGGCTACCCTGACCCTCCTGTGTGCCCCATCTGTCACAATTGGTGCAATACCATCTACCGCACCAATGATGGCACAATCGTTGGCTGCGACCGCTGCGTAGAGGCCGTAGTCGCTTGGGAAGTCAACGAGTGCTTCCCGGAAAAGGAGTGATTTTATGAAAGGATTGGTATTCGACACTGAGAATCGGATGCAGTTCAAGGACTTCGATGAACCGCTGCTGGATAGCCTCCAGAAAGAGGTTGGCGGCTACATCGAGGTGGTCCACCCCAAATATCTGCCGGAAGGGCTGTGTATGGTGGTCGATGATGAGGGGCTGCTGAAAGGCTTCTCCGTCAACAAGATCGCCAGTGTTCTATACGGTACGCCGGAACACGGCCAGCCCATTGTGGGCAACGCCGTGATTCTCCGCGAGGGTTTTGTCGATGGCGAGCGCGACTTTATGAGTTTGGACGATGATGATGAAGTTGGCCTGCTCTTCCTGCTGGACTTGCTCGGCATCGGTGTCAAAATCAACGTCGTAGACGAGCCCACAAGCATCACGGACGAAAGCGAGGCCGAGTGATGGATCTGGAAAAATTCTACTTCACCTACGGTTCCGATGATGTCCAGCCGTACTGCGGTGGGTGGACGGAGGTTTGGGCACCCAACTACCACATGGCGTGTCAGGCGTTCCGGGCAGTGCATCCCGACCGCATTCCCAATATCCTGAACTGCTCCAGCGTGTACAGCGCAAAGGAGTTCGAGAAAACCAAGATGTTCGGCCCGGGCGGCAACTTCGGCCTCCGCTGCCGGGAGACCATCACTCTGAACATCGCTGTCAACAAGGCCGAGGAGGGGGTGATTTTTTGAAAGTAAGAGGCAAAAAGCTGACCCGCAAGCAGAAAGAGGCCCTTTCCGCACAGGGCTGGGACTTCCGCCTGTACCTCTGTGTCCGGGATGGCCCGGACTTCATGGAGCTGGTCAACCGTACAACCGGCAAGTACGTCATGTTCCGCAAGTAAACCTATCAACTGAAAAGGAGTAAACATTATGATTCGCAATCCCAACGACATTCAGGACGGCGCAAAGAAGATTCGGATGCTCATTGCTGGCTACCCCGGCATCGGCAAGTCCACGCTGGCCCTGTCCGCACCCCGCCCGCTGCACATCGACTGCGACTTTGGCATTGACCGTATCGAACCTCGCTACCGTATGCCGTACATCCAGCCCCGCAGCTATGACGAGATTCTGAATGACCTGAAGCCGGAGAACCTCAAGGACTTCGAGACGCTGGTGTTCGATACCGCCGGAAAGCTTATCACCCTGATGGGCCTGTGGGCTATCAAGCAGAACCCCAAGTATGGTCAGCGGGACGGCAGTCTGTCCCTCAAGGGCTATGGCTTTGTTGGCCGCGAGTTCGTCCGGCTGATGGACTACTGCTTCTACGAGCTGAAGAAGAACATCGTGGTGGTCTTCCACGCCACCGAGGAAAAGGACGGCGATAACACCCGTCTCCGCATCAAGGTCGAAGGTCAGACCAAGAACAATGTGTGGGAGCCTATGGATCTGGGCGGCTTCGTGGAAATGTACGGCAACGACCGCACCATTGGTTTCTCCAACTGTGAGAAATATTTTGCCAAGGGCACCCGCGGCATCCACGGTGTCTATAAGATTCCCGCCCTCGGCCCCGGCAGCCCGAACGACTTCCTGACCAAGCTGTTTGAGGAGTACAACAGCAAGGCCGCCGAGGAGGTGGCTGCAAATGCCAAGGAGAACGAAGCCTACGAGCAGGTCATGCAGGAGGGCAGCAAGATCATTGCTGGCATCAAGGATGCCGATACCGCCAACGCTGCCATGCCGCTGTTCAAGGCTCTGCAGCACCACTTGACTTCCCGTCAGGAACTGAATGCCCAGTGGAAAGCTAAGATTGCCGCTCTCGGCCTGACTTTTGATATGGCCGCTGCCCAGTACAAGCCCGCAGAGGAGGCACAGTAATGGCTGCATACCTTGTTACTCACTCGCTGCTGTCCTCGTGGCTGCACCTCATCCGGGAGAATCCCTACGAGGATTTGACCACCGAGGGCGACCCGCTGGCAGAGTTCATGCTGGTCCTGCGTCGGGAGCCTACGCCCCGGACGGAGGCTATGCAGAACGGCATTGACTTTGAGAACCTTGTGACCTCCATTGTCAACGGCCACGATGACCCCAATAATCCGTGGAGCTGGGCCGCCGGGCAGATTGCCGCCATCATCAAGGGTGGACAGTTGCAGTTTAAATCCCGCAAAACCATTCAGGTGCGCGGCATGGATGTAGTCCTGTATGGCCGCCTCGATGCCCTCAAGGCTGGCACCATCTACGACATCAAGTTCAGTAGGGGCTATGAGCGCGGGAAATTCTATTCCAGCACTCAGCACCCCACCTATATGCTGCTCATCCCGGAGGCGCAGCAGTTTTCCTACCTTGTCAGCAATGGCATGGATGTCTGGACGGAGTGCTACCGCCGGGACGAAACGCCGGATATTCGCCCCATCATTTCGGATTTCTTTGACTGGCTGGATGCCTATGGGCTGATGGCCGAGTTCAAGGAGCACTGGAAAGCCTTATGACCGGGCGGCTCGTGGACATAAGTTTCAGTCTGAACCGCAAGCAGCGCATCACGCTGGAAGTTGATTCCGATTTCCGAAACCTGTGGGACAAGCTGAATCAGGAGCCGCTGCTGGACATTGAAATCAAGAAGCACCGCAATAAGCGCAGCCGCAGCGCAAACGCCTATTTCCACGTTCTGGTCAACAAGATTGCTGCCGAAGCCGGTGAATCGGACGATCTCGTGAAGGAGCGGTTGGTCGTGGCCTACGGCACGGTTGCGAGGGACAAGGACGGCTGCACCGTGGGATTTAAGCTCCCGGTCAGCGTAGATGTTCACGGCATCTACAGATACACCCGCTGCTTCGACACGCGGGAAGAAAACGGAAAATTGTTCCACTGCTACTTGGTTTACAAAGACACAAGCCAAATGGACACAAAAGAGTTTTCGCACCTGATTGACGGTGCAATCGAGGAGGCCAAAGCCCTGGGCATCGAAACGGATACCCCGGAGCAGCTGGCCCGGTACAAAGAAGAATGGTCGAAATGACCGGAAAGGAAAAATTATGAGTGCGTATGGCGTAAGACCGGAAGTTATTGCAATTCCGGTGGATGAGTACAAGGAATTGCTGGCAGCAAACACGGAGCTGAAAATCATTTATCACAAGTTGGAAAGCTGCGCTATTGCCACGGAAAAGTACACATTTCACGAGTTCGTTCAGAACATGCATGATGCGTTGCATTCGGTGGAATTGGACGCTGAAGATCCTGCCCCTGTCATTCCGGGCATAGTTAAACCTTTGGCGGCGATGCACGCGCAGGGAGTAGAGAGGTTGACCGATGCTGAACAGCTGTGATTTTCAGGGGCGGTTCGCCGCTGATCCTGAACTGCGGACCACCCAGACGGGAAAGCAGGTGGCAAGTTTCCGCATGGCGGTTGACCGGGACATGGTTGATGCCAACGGCCACCGCCCTACGGACTGGCTCACCTTTACCGCATGGGGCAAGACGGCGGAGTTCGTCAGCAAGTACTTCCGCAAGGGGAGCGCCGCTGTGGTTCATTCCCGCTGCCAGACGCGGCAGTATGAGGATAAGAACGGCAACAACCGCACGGCGATTGAGTTCGTGGTGGACAACATCTATTTTGCCGGGCCGAAGCAGGACAACCAGCAGGGAACCGTGGATGATGGCGGGACGAACCCGCCACCGGCCACCTATCGGAACCAGCAGCCGCAGCCCCAGCAGATGGGCTTCGCCACCCAGAGCCAGCGGCAGCAATGGCAGCAGAGTGCCCCCGGCGGGCAGCAGCCCAGCTACTCGCAGGGCGACCCTGACGATTTCTCGGTCATCGATGACAGCGACGACCTGCCGTTCTAAGGGGGTCTGATAATGGCAACTGGAAAACGGTATTACTGGATTAAGCTCAAGGACTCGTTTATGTCGTCGGACATGATCGATTACCTCATGGGGCAGCCCGATGGTGCCAACTATGTTGTCCTTTATCAAATGCTCTGTCTCAAAACCATCAACACTGGCGGCCGACTGGCTTTCCAAATCGGGGATATGATTATTCCTTATGATGTAGAAAAAATTCAGCGCGAATGCAAATGGTTCTCGTTGGCAACTGTCCGTGTTGCTTTGGAAGTCTATAAGCAAATCGGTCTAATTTATGAGGACAAAGATGGTGTTCTCGTTTTGGCCAACTACTCAGACATTGTCGGCAGTGAAACAGACTACTCTGCGCAGAAGCGCCTCCAGCGTGAAAACCGCCGCAGACAACTTCCCCAAAAGGGTGCAGACAGCAACGAGGACAACAGTGTGGACAATGTCCATACAGAGAAAGAGATAGAGATAGAGATAGATAAAGAGAAAGATATAGAGAACAGAGAAAGAGTAAGAGATAACGGTAGTCCGACCGTCGATGCTGGGCTGGCTGAGATCATCCGCTCTTTCGAGGACAATCTCGGCGGTTTCCCGCCAGCAGCGCGGGAAGACCTGCTGGGCTGGCGGGAGATTTTCACGGACGACCTCATTCTGATGGCCATCAAAAAGGCTGCTCTGGCCGGGGTTCGCAAGTGGTCCTACGTCAACGGCATCCTGAAAGCATGGAAAAACGAGGGTGTGAGAACCCTTGGTGACGTGCAGTCCCGTGACGAGCGGCGCAAGCCCCCGGCGGGTCAGCAGCCCAAACGCTCCGCTGCCGAGGACTACAATGAAATTTTCGGTGAACTTTTGGGAGGTTCAACATGACAGACAAAAAACTGATGGAGTTGCTGGTGGTCATTGATGATCACTACGGCCGCATCCGCAGCAAAGAGGAACGCATGGCAGATACCAAAATCTATATCCAGGCGTTCGGTGCTATCCCGGATGAAATCGTGGAAAAGGCCCTGTACACTGCATTTACGCAGTGCCGCTACCAGAATCAGCTTATTGTTGACTGGTGCGCCGAGGTCAAGAAGCTGCTGACCGCCGGGCTTCCCTCGGCAAACGACCTCTGGGCACAGGCCGCGACCGCCGCCCGGCAGATTACGGCAAACCTGTACTACATGACCCACGGCGGGTTGGTGACCCCCGCCGGGAAGCTCGCCGGGGAGGACTTCAAGGCCCGGAATGCTGAGATCTTCGCCACCCTGCCGGTGGCGGTGCAGCGCTGGGCTGGCTCTCCGGCAGATTTGAGCATGACCTTTGGCCGTGACGGCGCAGACCTGCTCCAGTTCGTGAAGCCGGGCTTCGTCCGGGCGGTGTCCGAGGCTCCGATCGAGAGCTTGCAGCCCCCGGCCCTGCCCGGTGGGGCAGCTCCGGCGCAGATTGGAGGTGGCACGGCATGAGGCGGAAAAGTCCTTTTCACAGCCTGATCGTGGGCGTTTCGTGTGCGATGGTTGGCTGCATCCTCGCAAGCACGGCCTACTCCCGGCGAGTAGACGAGCTGGAAATCGAGCGGGACATCTACGCCAGCCGCTTCCAGAACTGGCAGATGCGGGCTATCGATGCAGAGGAAAACGCCAGCCAGCTTCAGACCGAGGTTGACAACTTGACCGCAGAACTGGCAGCGCAGATCGATTTGACACTTACATACGCCGGGTCATTCAGCTGCACTGCCTACTGCACCGAGGAATACGCCCACATCTGCGGCGAGGGACACGGCATTACATCCAGCGGCGCAAAGGCGCAGCCGGGAGTGACCGTGGCAGCTGACACCAGCATCCTGCCCTACGGCACGGTGATCTATATCGAGGGTGTAGGTCTCCGGGTCGTTCAGGACACCGGGAGTGCTGTGGTAGGTAACAAGCTGGACGTGGCGGTAAACACCCATGCAGAGGCTCTGAGCTGGTCTGGCTGGGGTTCTCACCGGGTCTGGATTGTCACAGCAGGAGGTGACACTGATGCGGACACCTAAACAGAAAACCTCCGCCCAGAAGCGGTATGAGCAACTCAAGTCCCGTGGCCTGTGCGTTGCCTGTGGAAAAGTGCCGGCGCAGCCCGGCAAAACCAAATGCATCCAGTGCGGCATCAACGCCAGCAAGTCGGCGCTGAGCTGGTATTACCGCAAGCACAAGGAGGTGCAGCATGGCACTGAATGAATATGGAGTCAAACTGGACAGCAACGGCTATGCACCCAGCATCCTCAACCAGCAGCCCACCTGCCTGATTTGCGGGCGATACCACACGGCCCGGCACGAGGTCTTTTATGGCCCCTACCGGGATAAGAGCAAGCGCTTGGGGCTGTGGGCGAATCTCTGCCCGTGGTGTCACCAGAACGGCCCGAACGCCATCCACCGCAACCATGACGAAGATCTCCGCTTGAAAAAGTGGGCGCAGAGAAAGGCCATGGAGCATTACGGGTGGCCGGAGGAGAAGTTCCGGCAGGAGTTCGGGAGGTCGTACCTGTGAGCACTTGCCCGATTATCGCCATTGACCCCGGCAATGCCCAGTCTGGCTACTGCGTTATCGACCGCAACACCCTGCGCCCGCTGGAATTCGGCAAGGTTGACAACGCCGAGCTGCTGCGGAAGCTGGCCTCTGCCACGGAGCAGGGCTGGCGGTGGGCGGTCATCGAGATGGTGGCCTCCTACGGAATGTCGGTAGGCCGGGAGGTGTTCGATACCGTCCTCTGGATCGGCCGTTTCTACCAAGCCCTGAACGCCTGCTGCCCAGTACGGCTGCTGTGCCGCATCGAGGAGAAGCAGCACATCTGCCACAACAGCCGCGCCAATGATGCCGCCATCCGGCGGGCACTGATTGACCGATTCGCAGACCACGACCTCAAAAATGGCCGCGGAACAAAAAAGAACCCAGATTTCTTTTACGGCTTCAAAGCCGATGTGTGGGCAGCCTACGCTGTGGGTCTGACCGCCATTGAAAACCGAGAGAACGATTATCATTTTTCTGCTACTTGAAAGGAGCACATACCATGGATAGCTACGAAAACGAAGCCTCTAAGTTCGCCGCCCAGCGCACCAAGCTGAAGAACATCTGCGAGGCGCACGACCTGACCTACACGTTCATCAAGAACAGCTACCCCATCAAGCTGATTATCCGCCCCATCAAGGGCGTGGGCGAACAGATGTCCATGTTGGAAACCGCCAGCGAGGACAGCTACATCTCCCCGGATGCCTACCTCCTGTTCACCATGAAGGATGGTGTGCTGGTCTACCGCATGAGCAAGACCTTCACCATTGAGGATGCCCTGTTCGGCAAAATCAAGAACATCTTCAAGAATATGCACTCCTACTACTGCCAGTTCTTCTTCCGGGAACTGATCGAGAGTGGCCGGCTGAACGCCATCGGCGGGAAGATGCCGGAGATCCCCGAAACCGAAGCCAAGGAACCCGACCTGCCCCCGGAGGCTGAGCCGCTGGAAGAAGTCGATGCCGAGGAACTGGACGATGCGGATGAGCCCGCAGCTGATGAACTGACCAAGGCCACCGAAATCGCCCGGCAGCACGGCGGCGTTACGCAGGCCATGCTGGAGCAGCAGATGGGCGTGACCGCAGAAAGGGCCATCGCACTGCTGGATGATATGGAATCCGCTGGTGTGATTGAGTTCTCCAACGGCCACTACACTCTCGCCGCTGCTGACAGCGAGGAGGAGTAACCTATGGCAAAGGCAGCAGTGACCCGCAGCATCCGGGATGACCACCAGAAGAACTTCCTCAAAATCTTCAATAGCCTGACTGGAAAGCACAGCCGCTGGGAGATTTGGGAGGACTTCGTCACCCTGACGGCCATCGAGATCTCGAACAGCACGGACAAGGTAAATGCCCCGGAACGCACTAAGATGTATCAGACCATCGTTTCCAAATACTCCGCCAAGGAGCGGGATGGCATGGTTGAAATGCTGGCTGAGGTAATCATGGGCATGGAGCAGAATCCAGACCAAGACTTCCTCGGCTCGCTATACATGATGTGCGAGTTGGGCAACGACCACGCCGGGCAGTTCTTCACTCCCTATGATGTGTGCCGCTGCATGGCCGAGATTACGTTTGACCCGAAGCTGCACCCGGACATGGAGGGCTTCATCTCTGTGTCTGACCCGGCCTGCGGTGCTGGGGCCACGCTGCTTGCCTTTTTGAACGTCTGCAAAAGACGGAATATCTGCTACCACAACAAAGTCCTTGTCATAGCCCAAGACATTGACTTCATCGTTGGGCTGATGTGCTACATCCAGTGCAGCTTCATGGGCTGCGCTGGATATGTAGTCATCGGTGACACACTCGTGAACCCGGCAACGGCCTACGACAGCCGCGGATTGCTGCCCGCAGGACCACAAAACCGTATCTGGTATATGCCGCTTTTCTCCACCGATGTGTGGTATATGCGCCGCCAGATAGCGCAGATGAACCTACTGTTTGAACCGAAAGGCGAACCAGTAAAAATCGAAAAGGCGGATATTAAGCCCTCAAATTTGCAAAAATCTATCAAAAATGAGCCTAAAGCCCCGGAAAACGAACCCCTTAACGAAACCAAAACCGGGCAGCTCACGTTTTTCTGACCTGAAATAAGAAAGGAGTATCCCTATGGCAGACATTACTTACATCCCTATCCGGCAGCTGTACCCTCACCCCGATAACCCCCGCAAGGAACTGGGCGACCTGTCCGAACTTGCCGCCAGCATCAAGGAAAACGGCGTGTACCAGAACTTGACCGTAATCCCCGGCCACTACCTCAACAGCCGGGAGTACATCGCAAAGTGCGTTGACGAGGGCGGGGATGCAGCCGCAGCAGCGGCAGCATGGACACCCAAGGCTGTGTGGTCCAGTGAGGACTACACCATCATCATCGGCCACCGCCGGGCAGCGGCAGCGCAGCAGGCAGGACTGTACGAACTGCCCTGCGCCATCGTGGAGATGGACGAGCGGGAGCAGATGCAGACCATGATGATTGAGAATATGCAGCGGTCAGACCTCACCGTCTACGAACAGGCGCAGGGCTTCCAGATGATGATGGACTTCGGGCAGACAGTGGAGCAGATCTCCGACAAGTCGGGATTCTCCCAGTCCACTGTACGACGGCGCATCAAGCTGCTGGAACTGAACCACGACAGCTTCAAGAAAGCCGAAAAGCGCGGTGCCACCCTGTCTGATTTCGCCCAGCTGGACAAAATCGAGGACTTGGAAGCCCGAAACCGGGTGTTGGAGACCCTCGGCACCCAGAACTTCAACCGAGCCATGCAGGATGCGCTGAACACGCAGAAGTGGAACCATTATCGGGATGACATCATTGCTAAACTTCAGGAGTTCGCAAGGCGAGTCGATGATGCCGACAGGCAGAAATACGCCTACGTGAAAAGCTGGGGCAGCTGGAAGATGAACTGCAAAGACGAGTTCACCGTACCCGATGATGCCGGTAAGGTCGAATATGTGTTCGAGGTTGGCAAAACCGACATTATCCTCTACAAGAAGCGAGATGCAGCTGTCGAGGACGAGGAAAACGCCGCACGAGAAGCGGCGCGGGCTGCTGACGAGCTTGCTCACGAACAGTTCTCCAGCACAACCAAATTCATGTATGAGTTGCGCCGGGACTTTGTGAAAGACCTGACCCCAGCAGAGTGCAAAAAGCATTTTTCGGCCATCATGGAATACGCCACGCCGCTGCTGTCTGGGTACGGCCGAGTAAGGGATGATGAAAATGTGCTGCATCTGCTCGGTGTTGCCTTGGACGAACAGGTTCAGGATGACACCGAACTGGAAGATGCACTGAAAATGTTCAACGCCTATGATACCGAGTCGGAAAAAGTTCTACTGGCAATGGCCTTTGATGCACAGGACAGTGAGCGCACGGGTTATTGGAGCACCATCTGGAGCAGCGAAGCGGGCAAGAGCGTGTATAAGCACAACGAAAACATCCCCCTCAATCGTACCTATGAGCTCCTGACAGCCCTCGGCTACGAAATGGCCGATGATGAAAAGGCTTTGCAAGACGGCACCCACCAGCTTTTTGCGGTGTATGGTTCCGGCAGCCAGGCTGACACGCCCTGCGATAAGTGCAAAGCTGCTCACCCTGAATGCGACAAGTGCTGCAAAACTTGCGATGACCACTGCAATGCGTTCCAGCTGTGCAGAAAGGAGTATGGCGAATGACCGACCTTGTAAAGTGTGACCGCTGCGGTACGCCGTTCAGCATCCAGACCGCCGGCATCCGCGCCACATGGAGCGGCGACTACATGGTGCAGTATTTCACCTGCCCTGGCTGCCACCATCGCTACCAGATTCTGACCACGGACACCGAGCTGCGCCAGACCATCCAGAGGCATAAGGCCATCGCCGCAAAAATCAAGCTGGGCCAGACTAAGCATTTCCGGCCGGGAACGCTGAAAAAGTATCAGGCTGAAATGGAAAAGCTGGAGGCTGAGCAGAAAAAGCGGCGGGATGAACTGCTGGACAAGGGCAACGAGATCCTCGCCGCACTGGGAAAGGAGTAACCCATGGACGACTTAAAAGAATATGCAGACCGCCTCAAATTTGAAATTGTGGCTGCCGACTTTCTGAGCACCGAAGACCGGGAAAAGGTCTTTGACCTCATCGAGAAAGTGCTGGGTGATACCGATGCCTGACCAGTTTTTCATCAACATTGCGCTGCTGGCCGTTGGCGTGTCCATCGGGGCGCTGCTGGGCGAAACCAGCCGCCAGCAGCATGACCGTGCTCTGTTCCGGGAGTATATCAACTTCATGGCCGAATCAGAGCAGAAAAACGAATTGCTTTTCCGTGAAGTGATTCATTTCCAGACACAGAAAGGAGCCTCCCATGAGGAAGAACAGGAATAACCGCCCGCCGGAAGTCGGCGCACGGGGGCTGCTGCGGCTGCGCTGCCCCTGCTGCGGTAAGGAGTTCGGTACATACCTCCACGTTTCGCAGATGTCCATCGGCTGCCGCTGCGGGGCCACGATCTCGCTTGAACGTGGGCTTGCCCACTATGAGTTTGAGTGTGGGTGCTGCGGGCTGCACGCCAAAGGCCAGACCAACATCGAGGATTTGGAAATCACCATCCCCTGCAAGTGCGGCAATCCCATCACGTTGCACTGGGATAAGGACAAGCGGAGGTACATCGAATGACCCTTGAGGAAGCCTGCCGCCTCATCGACCCGGCAACGGATTTGGACGCTCTGGCCGAGATTGAATATTACAACGGCTTCAAAGGCAAAGACGCTGCTGCCAAAGCCCTGCACGAGGCCAGCCAGATGGTCGTTGACTTTGTGCGCCAGATGTCATGGCATGATGCCAAGAACCCGCCAATCGCCCATGAAGAAAGCTGGGAATGCGCCGGCGAAAAGCACTGCGCCGTGATAAGCGACATCGTATGGGTGTGCTGCGAGAGCGGCCACACCATGAAAGGCTGGGTCGAAAACGGGACGTGGCACATTGAGGATGGCCACCGTGCAGAGGATGGCCACTACGGGCATGTGAAGCTGTGGGCACCGCTGCTGGAGCCGCCGGAGGTGGTAAAATGAATAAGGCTGTTCTTATCAGTATCCAGCCGGAATGGTGCGACCTCATTGTGCGAGGTAAGAAAACCATTGAGGTACGCAAGACCCGTCCGAGGCAGGAAACGCCGTTCAAAGCATACATCTACTGCACAAAGGCTCCGCAACAGCTTATCACCATTTTCAAGGATGGCGAAGAAACGATGGATAGCGAAATCCACCACGGGAAGTCTGTATTCGTAAAGTTCGATAGGGTGTTGCCTGACGGCATTCGCGGCAAAACTCAGATGGTAATCGGAGAATTCATCTGTGACGAAATCACCCCTATTTGTCATGCTGGGACGATGGGCAGCAATGAGCTGCCGAAGCTACATACTGTTGGATCGAAACTGGAATATAGGCCGATTGCAGGGCTTCTCCAAAAGGCGTGTTTGAGTGAGAAAAGTGTTGAACAATACCTAAGAGGCAGCGATGGTTTTGGCTGGCACATCACGAAACTAAAAATTTATGATGCGCCCAAGCCGATTCGGAGTTTTCTGCGCCATTGCGCCAAAAGGTATGCTGGTGCAGATGGAAAATGGCACTGCAAAAGCGCTGATAAGTTGAAAAATAAAGGCAGCGGTTTTGAGAATGAGGGCTGTATTTGCACTGACCTTGACAGGTTGAACAGACCACCTCAAAGCTGGTGCTATGTGGAGGAACGGCACTATGGATAAAGTTGGCGATTCGGCACAGCAGATTCTGGATAAAATTTATCTTCAATTTTTAAGTCAATATTTTACCATGGCTCCGAAGAAAAATGAGATGGTAAAAAACTGCGAGGAACGGCTGAAAGAAAGCATCTGCAATGCGAATGGCATGAGCCCTGACATGATAAATGTGTCTGCGAATGAAGTGAAACCGGGAGTCTATCAATTCACCATCACATCAAACACCCCGGTGGTTGTGATTGAGGTGGGGATAAAGCCAGAACTGGAGGTGCAGTATGACAGCTGAACGACTGCATTTCATGGTTGAATCTCCGGCCAACTTTGTCAGACTGGCCTGCACAATTCTTTTTGAAAAAAAAAAGAAGCAATGGCCGAATGGGCTGCCACATGGCATGACGTGTTCGATTGTGCCAATGGCGAACAGCTTTTTCTTCAATTCATGGAAGAACTTTTCCCGGACGGCTGCACCATTGGAGAAAAGGAGCTTAAACAGATAACGGATAGAGCAGTCCGCTACTTGCAAACCGAAACCCACTGCCTTGACCTGAAAGCCGGTCACGATAAGTCTCGGTTTACCTACTGGGTGTCCTTTACTCCTGAACACAAAGTCTATGAATGCGAGTTCGCTCGGCATGAGGAAACCATTATTGAAATCCTTACCGCATTCTTCGGGAAGTCGATCGCAGGTTACAGTCTGGACACTTTGAAGCGCTTCATTCTCCGTTCCTTTGAGATCCGCTCTGATAATTCATCGGTACGGTCTATTGCAGAGGATGTAGACTTTATCCAACGGGCGGTATTTGCCCGGAGTTTTGGCAACGGCAGACAGGAGGTGCCGAAATGAAATGGGTTGCACTTATCTATGCAGCGGAGTGGATTTCAGTGGGGTTGGCGGTGTCAACCGCAATCAACGTCACCGGAAATCTGAGAGCGCTTTGGTTCTTTTTGATTCCGGCATTATTCGGCGTTAGCTATCATGATGGCGATGAGGGCGGGAAGAAATGAGTTGCTTATCCTGTGAGAACTACATACCCCTTCACCCGCCCATCCAGCGCACTGATGCCAAAGGCCAGACCTATACAGTTCCGGGCCTGTGCAAAATTGGTGCAGACCACATAATTTGTGGACTTCCGGTCTACCTTCCGACAGCGAAATGTGATAAAATAATAGAGGCGCCGCCGAAAGACGGTAGCTGAATTATGACGGAGGTAGGTTGTGACATTACAGGAATTGTCCAAGTATTATGACATTCAGATGACCCTCGAAAAAGACCGTGAAGCCTTGGAGAATCTTCGGCAGAAAATCAATCCTGCCTCCCCACAGCTGACGGGTATGCCACATACGCCCGGTGTTCGGGACAAGGTGGCGGATCTGGCTGTGGAACTGGCTGACATGGATGAACGTGTCCGCTGGTTGGAGGAACAGGCAGCGGAAGAAAAGCCCAAGGTCGAGGCGTACTGCAAGAGCATCATGGATGCCCGGCTTTATCTGATCTTCCGGCTGCGGTTTGTCCGCTGCTACTCGTGGGCAGAAGTTGCCGGAGCACTCGGAAAGTGCTACACGGAAGCCGGGGTCAGCCGGATGGCCTACAACTACCTCGAATCACATTGACCGATAAGCCCTGCATTTGCGGGGCTTTTTATTTTTGCCCGAAAACTCAAATTCAACCTCAAATTTTCATAAAATACGGCCAAATATAGAAATAAGTTTTACATTTTGGCTGCCAAAAGTTAAATTCAAACTGAAAATATCAAAAATCAATGCAGATTGTTTCACACGGTGGTGGACGGTGTAGGACGGTTTCATACGGCGTGTAATGCCGTGCAATAAACAAGAACGACCAGCAACGCTTTGATATGGATTCAGATGACAACGGATGCTCCCGGTGATATGATTAGGATGCAAAATTCAAATCAAGCCAAGCGGTGCTCACCATTCCCGGTGGGTGCCGCTATTTTATTGCCTGAAAGGAGGATTCCGGGCCGCACGTTGCTCCTTTGCGTGTGGCATCACCGCAGCGCCCCGAAAAGCCGAGGTGCTGCAAGCTGGACATTTCGCCGTGCCCAGCCGCAAAGAAGGAGATTTTTCTATGTATCAGAAAATCAAGGCAAAATTCAAGGCAAACCCCACTATTTTCTACGCCTGCTCCATTGTCGCATCGTGGGCGGGAGTGGGCAGTCTGATGAACTTCCGTACCATTGCATTGCGATACGGCGCAGTTCCGGCAATCATCTGGGCGGTGTTCAATTCTCTGGCGTGTATCACATTCGGCCTGTTCGCTGACCGTGTTCCGTCCATCCGGCGCATCATGCAGAGCAAGGTGATGTTCTATTTCATCGGCCTGCTGACGCTGTTTCAGACGTGGACGCAGATGAGCGGTATCTACGAGATCTTTGGCGATACACCCATTGGAACCAAGGGCGGCATGATTATCGTGTACGTCACCTGTGTGGCGTTCCTGATTATGTTGCTCAAAGATGGCATGATTCGCAACGTGCTGTCCGATGGCTTTTCATGGGTGGTCGTTTATGGCCTGTTGGCCGTAGTAGTGGCTGCTGCTCTGGTGTACACTGGCGGCACATTCGCCGTCATCGACCCCGGTGTAAACGCCGCTGGTATTAAGGCTGGCGTGTACAACGGCTTACTTCTGCTGCCTGGCCCATTTGCTTGTCCGTATTACTATTCGCTGTTTGAGTACAACGATGAAAATACGGACGGCACCAAGCGCGGCAACATGAAAAAGGCCTTCGTGCTGGCGGGCGTGATGTTTGGCATCTACATGGTGCTGGCTGCGCTGCTCACGTGGGTGCGCTTCAGCCCGGTGCTGAACGTAATGAAAGCTATCTTGATTACGGTCATCGCCATTTCCTCGCTGTCTACCTATCTCTACTGCGAATATCTGGTTTTCGGCAAGAAGTTTGGCTTCGCACTGGACGTTCTCACCGTGGCCTCGTGGCAGATCCTGATTCCGCTTGGCGTTATGGGCATCTGGCAGCTGATGAGCACGATCCGCATCTACGTTGTCGTAGCCGCCATCCTGTTCTCCATCGTTCTGGACCTCGTTTCTGACAGGAAGGAGGCCGCACGATGAACATCACGGTGAAGAAGCTGGCAGAGCTGCATAAGCCTACCCACAACATCCGCCGGCACTCCGACAAGCAAATCACCGAGTACATCCGCAGCATTGAGATGTTCGGTCAGGTGAAGCCGCTGGTCGTTGCCGAGGATGGCGAAATCATTGCCGGCAACGGTCTGTACGAAGCCTTGCTCCGCATGGGTCGGGAAACCTGCGACTGTTATGTGATGGTCGGGCTGACCGATGTGCAGAAGAAAAAGCTGATGATGGCCGACAACAAGGTCTATGAACTCGGCTTTACCGATGTGGATGCCATCGAAGAACTGGTCAAGGAACTGGACGGCGATGTGGACGTTCCGGGCTGGGATGCTGACCTGCTGGAAATGCTGAACAGCACCACGGATGAAGCTGATGAAGTAATCGGCTCCTATGGCGATTTCCCGGAAAACGAGATCGCACCCATCAACCGCCATCAGGCAGAGGAACACGTTCCGTATGCCGAAACACCGACCTACTCGGTGGCTCCCGCCCCACAGCCTGCTCCTACCGTCTCCGCTGCCCCGCAGCAGCCTTCCCCAGTGCTGGAGATGTCTACACCTTCCGAACCGCAAACCGCTGCTCCAGAGGCGGACAGTGGCGCGGAGCAGCACAGGTGCATCCGTTGCCCGAAGTGTGGTGAACTGATATGCCTGTGAAAGTAGTGGAAAGCAGCATGAACGTGCTGCAGGCGGCGAAAATCCGTATCCGCAACGTGTTCGCCAACGGCTGCAAAATCTATCTGTCGTTTTCCTCTGGCAAGGACAGCCTGTGCATGGCCAATCTCGTGTATGAGATGATTCTCTCCGGCGAGCTCGACCCCAAGCAGCTGACGGTGACGTTCATTGACGAGGAAGGACTTTACCCCTCCATGGTCGATGCAGCACATCGCTGGCGGCGTAACTTCCTGTCGGTCGGCGCAAAATTCTTATGGTTTTGCTTGCCGTTCAAGCAGGTATGCGTGATAGACCACCTTTCTGCGTCGGAATCGTGGATAACATGGGAGCCGGGCAAAGAAGATGTGTGGATGCGCACCCCGCCTGATTTTGCCATCAGGTACAGCCCATACCTGCATCACCCCGGAGAGATGAACTACCAGACGTTCTGCGAAAAGGCGTTCCGCGACGGCATTCAGCTGGTCGGCCTGCGCACGGCAGAAAGTCTGACCCGCTTTAAGTGCATCGCCAACACCAAGATGGAGCGTATCACAAAAGGCGGCAAGTTCTATCCCATCTACGATTGGGCTGATTCCGATGTTTGGCTGTACATCAAAGAGCGAAACCTTGAATTCCCTGAAATCTATATGCGTTTGTACGAAGCTGGTGTGCATAAAAATGCACTCCGGCTTTGCGCTTTCTTTGGAGATACCAGCACACAAGGCCTACGGTGGGTTGCAGAAACCGACAACGACCTGTGGGAACGTATCCAGCGGCGAGAGCCAAACGCCTACCTCGTTCTGCTTTATTGGGATTCCGAGATGTTCCGGCGCAGCACCCGCAAGCGGCGTGAGCTGGAAGCAGACACCGAACAGAAGGATTATAAAGCCCTCTGCAAAGACCTGCTGTTCCTGCACCCGGAGCGCTACACCATCGCCAAGGACACCCTGTCCCACATCGAGCACTGGCGTGGCCTGTTCATCAAGACCTACGGCATCGCTGAGCAGAAGCACTACAAGACCATGTACGAGGGCCTGTTGTACGGAGACCCCAAAATGCGTATCCTGCGCATTCTCTGGACCACCATCTACAACGACCACAACGCCCGCATCAAGGAGGAGCAGAACCATGGAAAGCATTGATGTATTCGCCCCGCTGGCATCCCTCCAGTGGGTAGACCGCAACACTATTCACGCCAACGACTACAACCCCAACAAGGTCAGCGAGGAAAACCTGAAGCTGCTTATCCAGTCTATCCTGACCAACGGCTGGACGCTGCCCATCGTGGTACGCCCGGACGGAACCATCATTGACGGCTTCCACCGCTGGACAGTATCAGGCCGTGAACCGCTGCTGTCCCTGCTGGGCGGCAAGGTGCCTGTCGTAGTCGTAGACCATCACGGTGACGAGAGTGCCGATGTATACGGCACCATCACACACAACCGAGCTCGCGGAACACACCTGCTCGACCCTATGAAAGCCATCGTGAAGAAGCTCATTGACGAGGGCAAGACCGTGGACGAGATCGGCAAGCAGCTGGGCATGAAGCCTGAAGAAATCTTCCGTCTGTCCGGCTTTACCAAAGACGAGTTCCTGAACATGATGACCAAAGACCATCCGACATACTCCAAGGCCAAGGTCATCCGCAGCATCTGAGAGAGGAGCGTATCACAATGCCTGTCGTAGACATCTATGTTGATAAGCCTGTACCTGTGCAGGACATGAAGTTCACCTTCGTGTATGACCCTGCAATGGTTGAAGCTGCACTCCACCCGCCCGACAGCGGGCAGGAGCAGTCGTTCGGTGCTGAAAAGGTACTGTGACGGGGGCACCCTACCATGAGCGGGCTCGACGACCCCGAAATCATGCTAGTTAGTAATGGAAAAATCAGCCATTTCGTTACGCTTTGTATAACGAATTTCAAGGAATTTTCCAGATAGTTTTACCAGAAAAGGAGGTGGTTTCTGGATGCCTACAAAAGAAAGACTTGCTGACAGAAACGTGACCACCACCGAACTGGCTCTGATACTGGGAATCACAGGCCGCAGAGTGCAGCAGCTGACACAGGATGGTGTGCTTACCACCGTCAGCCGGGGCAAGTTCGTCTTGTCTGATGCCGTGCAAGCCTACATCGGCAGCATCTCCCGTGGCGGACTGACCAAGGAAGAAGCGGAGGAGGCCAAGAAGATTGAGCGGGTCAAGGCCAAGGCTGAGGCCACGCTCAAGACCAGCAAGGCCAAAATCGCACAGGCAGAAGCCAAGGAGCTGTCTGGGCAGATGCACCGCAGCGAGGACGTTGCTGCCATGACCGCCGAACTTATCTACACCATCCGGGGTGCGCTGATGGCGTTGCCCAGCCGGGTGGCCATCAACGCCGCTGCTCTGTCTGACCCTGCTGAGGTCGCAGAGTATATGCGCGGCGAGGTCAATCAGATTGCGGAGGAAATCGCTCTGTTCCGCTATGACCCGGCCAAGTATGAGGCTCGCGTCCGGGAACGCCGGTCGTGGACTGAAAAACTGGGCGGTGACGAGGATGAGTGACAACGCCGCCATCGACCGTCTGAATGCGCTGGTATCTAAGCTGGTAGAAGCCATCCGACCGCCGCCCAACGTGAGCGTTTCCGAGTGGGCTACCAAAAATCGTGTGCTGTCCCCGGAATCATCGGCTGAACAAGGCCGCTGGCGCAACAGCAGAACGCCCTATCTGGTCGAGATCATGGACGCATACTCTGACCCTCACATCCACCACATCGTTGTCGTGGCGTCCTCTCAGGTCGGCAAGAGCGAGTTTGAGAACAACGTCATCGGCAGAACGATTGACGTCGACCCCGGCTCCATCCTTTTTATCCACCCGGTTCAGACTGATGCCAAGGAGTACAGCAAGCTGCGTATCGCCCCCATGATACGAGATTGCCCCACGCTCCGGGCAAAGGTTGCAGAGAGCAAGAGCCGAGACAGCGGCAACACTATTCTTCAGAAGTCTTACCCCGGCGGCATCCTGACCATGTGCGGCTCCACCGAGGCGCACGCTCTGGCATCGAAACCCATCCGCTATGTACTGGGCGATGAACGTGACCGCTGGGCTGCGAGTGCCGGCACAGAGGGCGACCCTTGGGAGCTTGCAATGGCCCGCCAAACTACGTTTTATAACGCAAAGGCTGTGGAAGTCAGCACCCCGACCATCAAGGGACACAGTGCCATTGCCAAGTCCTACGTCAAGGGAACAATGGAGCGATGGGTATCCCAGTGTCCGCACTGCAAGGGGTTTCACGAGCTGCGCTGGGAAGATATTCGGTACGATTACGACACCATCGAGACCCACGGCGAGAAAACCTACAAGGTCAAGGATGTGTGGTATCTCTGCCCGGAGTGCGGCTGCATTTCAGACGAGGTGACCATGAAGCGGGCACCCGCTCACTGGCAGGCCGAAAACCCGGCAGCCTATGAGAATGGCATCCGCAGCTTCTGGCTGAACAGCTTTGTTTCGCAGTGGGCTGCATGGAAAGACACCGTGCTGAAATACCTGAACGCCTTGGGCGATACCAAGAAGATGCAGGTCGTCTACAACACCCGCCTTGGGCTGCTGTGGGAAGACCGCGGCGATGTGCAGGATGAAGACACCATGTTGGGCCGCAGGGAGGAATACCCGGCGGAACTGCCGGATGGCGTGCTGTTCTTGACCGCTGGCATTGATACCCAAGATGATCGCATGGAGTACGAGATTGTGGGCTTCGGCCACTTTGGGGAAACATGGGGTATCGAAAAAGGCATTGTTATGGGCCGCCCGGACAGTGATGAAGTTTGGCAGCAGCTGGATGAACTGGTTTTTGATAGGCAGCTAAAGTTCTCTGATGGATTGAAGATGACTGTGTCCATTTCGTTCGTAGACGAAGGCGGACACTTTACGCAGGATGTGCGTATGCGCTGCCACGACCGAATCGGCAAAAAGGTTTTCTGCATCAAAGGTATGCCGGGCCCAGATAAGCCTTTTACGGCTCCGCCAAAGAAGCAGAAAATCACGATTCAAAACAAGTACGTTGGGATGTGCTGGCAATACCAGATAGGTGTTGACTCTGGAAAGCAAATCATCATGGACGATTTGAAAGTACAGGAGCCGGGAGCTCGATATTGCCATTTCCCGCGCCGGGATGACTACGGTCTGAGATATTTCAACGGCTTGTTGTCCGAACATTTGATTTACAAAGAGGGGCACCGAAACCCATGGCAGTGGGATAAAATCTCCGGCCACGAGCGCAACGAGCCTTTAGACTGTCGGAACTACGCTCTGGCAGCTTACAAGGTCGTACCAAAAGACCTAGATGCCATTGACCGCAGGCTAAAGCAGCTGCGCGGCAAGGCAGTCGATACCCCGGCAGTAGTAAATATTCAACAACCCATCTCCCGCTCCCGGTCAACCGGCAGGAAGCGGGAGAAACTTTTAGACGACTGGTGAGGTGTGAGGTATGGATACCGTGACCATCAAAAAGCGGCTGGAGTTCCACACACAGCGGCTTGACAACCTGTATTTGGCCTACAACAAGCTGCTTTCCGGCGGCGTGAAAAGCTACCGTCTTGATGACCGGGAACTTACACGCCTCGACCTCGGCAAATTGAGCGATGAAATCAAGGATGCCGAGGAAAAAGTCGATGAACTGACTGCGCTGCTGAACGGCCAGAGTGCCCGCAAGGCATTTGCCGTTATTCCGCACGATTGGTAATTTTTTAGGGTGACAGCCCATCTGGGCTTTTGCCGCGGACTGGCTGCTTTTTACTCCTTTCCCTAGCCAGCCCGCTTAGTTTGAAATTTACGGAGGCGATTACTTTTGAGCGTCAGATACCGCGTCACTGCTGCACCGCAAGCCAGCGGATACAGCGAAGCGGGCGCATCCCACAAGCGGCGCGCGCTGCGGGCATTCTTCCCCAACAGCAACTCGCCGAGCAGCGATATACACGACAACGCCGATACCCTGCGGCAGCGCAGCCGGATGCTCTACATGAGCGCACCGATTGCCACGAGTGCCATCAACACCAACCGCACAAAGGTGGTCGGCACTGGCCTGAACCTGAAAGCAACCATTGACCGGGATCTGCTGGGGCTTTCCCCGGAGGCGGCCAAAGAATGGCAGACCAAGACCGAGGCTGAGTTCCGGCTGTGGGCGGAGAACCGCCGCAGCTGCGATGCCATGGGGCTGAACAACTTCTACGGCTTGCAGCAGCTGGCCTTGAAAAGCTGGCTCATGAGCGGCGACGTGTTCGCCGTGGTGAAAATCCGTAACCCGGACAAGCTGCATCCCTATGGCCTGCGGCTGCATCTGGTGGAGGCCGACCGAGTGTCCACCCCGGACAAGTGCGGCGGTCTGCTGGATGGTCTGGGCTACACCGAGGGCAAGAACCCCAGCAACGGAAACAAAATCTATGACGGCGTGGAAGTAGACAGCAGCGGTGCAATCGTGGCCTACTGGGTGCGAAACACCTACCCGCACGAATGGAAGAGCGATACGACCACATGGCAGCGGGTAGAGGCCGTCGGCGCAACTACCGGGCTACCCCAGATCCTGCACATCATGGAATCGGAACGCCCGGACCAGTACCGTGGTGTTCCGCTCATTGCGCCCATCATCGAACCGCTGCTCCAGCTGCGCAGATACACCGAATCGGAACTGATTGCAGCACTGGTCCAGAGCTACTTCACGGCGTGGATCGTCACCAACACGTCCAAGAGCGGCATTCCATTCAGCGAAACTGGAAGCGGTGACCTTGGCGGTGTTCCTGTGGATAATCCACAGGCCAGCAATGTCAGCCACAGTGATTCCGAATATGAGATGGGGCCCGGTCAGGTTTTTCACCTCGGCCAAGACGAGGATGTCAAGTTTGGAAATCCGAATCTCCCGACTGCGGGCTTTGATACGTTCGTTCGGACGATGTGCAAGCTGATGGGTGGAGCCATCGAGATGCCGTATGAACTGCTGCTGAAAGAGTTCAATGCCAGTTATTCGGCAAGCCGCGCTGCCCTGCTGGAAGCATGGGAGGCGTTCAAGATGCGCCGCACATGGCTGGTGGACAGCTTCTGCCAGCCCGCGTATGAAATCTGGCTGGCAGAGGCCGTAGCCCGTGGGCGAGTAATCGCTCCGGGCTTTTTTGATGACCCGCTGCTCCGTGCTGCATGGTGCGGTGCCCGCTGGATTGGCCCTGTGCAGGGCAGTCTTGACCCCGCCAGGGAAGTCAATGCAGCCATTCTCCAGACGCACCACGCCTTTAAGACCCACGAACAGGTCACCCTTGAGATGGGCGGCGGCGACTGGACCGAAAACGCCGAACAGCTGGCTCGTGAAAATGAGCAGCTGAAAGCAGCTGGCCGTGAGGGCGCAATCGAAACCACCGCCAGCATTACGACACAGGGAGGTAAGCAAAATGCCCAAACCGAATGACGCACCGCAGGTGAATATCCTGCGGCCTTGTTATGCAATGGCCAGCACTGACGGCCAGACCGCGGATATTACTATGTACGGCGAAATCGTGGAAACGCAGCCCATCGACTGGTGGACTGACAAGCCGATTCCGGGGCAGTACATCATCGAGAGCGAGTTCCTGTCGGACTTGCAGCAGGTTGAAAACTGCCCGCAGATCATCATCCGCATGGACAGTCTGGGCGGCGATGCGGGCGTTTCCATCCTGATTCACAACAGGCTGCGCGAACTGGCCGCCAAGGGCACGAAGCTGACCTGCATTGTGGACGGCGTGGCCATGTCTGGCGGCAGTCTTATCATGTGCGCCTGCGATACGGTAAAGGTGAATCCTTCCAGTCTTGTGATGATTCACAAGTGCTGGACTCCCATTCGAGGTGCGCTCAATGCTGACGAACTTCGCAAGGCTGCGGAAGCCAATGATGCATGGGATAAGAGCCAAGTCGCCATCTACAAGCGGAAGACTGGCCTGTCTGAAACCGTGCTGCTGCACATGATGAGCGACACCACCTATATGACGGGCAAGGAGGCCATCGAAAAAGGCTTTGCCAATGAGCTGCTGGACGATGCCGAGCCCGTGGCAATTTCCGCAAGCGCAGACCGCCAGACCATCTACGCAAAGGGTCACGCCCTGCGCCTGATGCCCGGCGTAAAGCTGCCCGACAACATCCCTATGGCTAAAGCGGCTGCACTTGCTGCCGCTGCTGCAAATACACCGGCGGCACCCGCCGCCCAGTCCAACGAAGGAGGACAATCCACTATGGCAAACAATGCAAATCCCACCACTGCAACCCCCGCAGCGGAAAACCCGCAGACCGCGGTTGACGCAGCCGTGAGCGCGGAGCGCAACCGTCTGGCCGAAATCGATTCGGTGGCAAGCCTGTTTGACCCCGCTCTGGTGCAGGAGGCTAAGTACGGCGAGACCGCTTGCGATGCTCGCGAGCTGGCATTCCGCGCCGCCAAGACTGCTGCTGCGCAGGGTCACGAGTTCCTGAAGAATCTGGCAGCGGACAACGCCGCATCTGGTGCACAGAACGTGGAGGCTGTTCCGGGCGCGTCTGCATCTGGCAGCCAGGAATCTCCGCCCGATGCAAAGGGCAATGTGCCCAAGACGCAGGCCGAGCGCATGGCTGCTGCCGACGCAGCCGTTGCCGAACTGCTCGACGATGACAAGAAGTAAGGAGGAACACTACTATGAGCGAACTGAGCAAATCTCTCGGCACCATGGAGTATGACGGCCTGATTGCCGATATCAACCCCAAGCTGGTTGTCAGCGGCGGCACCCTCCGCAAGCTGGGTGCTGCCGGCACCATCAAGCGCGGCACCATTCTGGCAAAGTCCGGCGGTACCGCAGGCGATAACAAGCTGGTGGCGCTGGGCACCGCTGCCAGCGGTGATACGGAGACCCTGACTGCATACGCCATCCTGTGCGATGATGTTGAGGTTGGCACCACTGATGATGTGACCGTTCCCGTCTATCTGGCCGGCTGCTTCAACCTGAACAAGTGTGTCACCATCAATGACCATACTATCACCGAGGCTGAGAAGGATGCCCTGCGTAACGGCGGCATTTTCTTCAAGGCTGCTGCACCTGCACTGTGAGGAGGATACAACAATGCCTGCTGAACTGAATTTCTTCGATACCTATACCCTGATGGCCGTGGAACGGCGTGCTGTTCCCAGACAGACCTTCTTCCGTGACCGCTACTTCGGCACCGACGACGGCGATATCTTCAACTCCGACAAGGTTCTGACCGAGTACATGGACGGTGACCGCAAGATGGCTGCATTCGTTGGCCCTCGTGTCGGTGCAATCCCGATGGAGCGCGTGGGCTACGAGATCCACGAGTTCGAGCCCGCTGCCATCGGTGTGAGCCGCGAACTGTCCGTCGATGACCTGACCAAGCGCGGCTTCGGCGAGGCTATCTATGCCAACAGCACTCCCGCCCAGCGTGCCGCAAGGCTGGTTCAGAACGACCTCGTGGACATGGACAACCGCATCATCCGCACCGAGGAGTGGATGTGCGCACAGACCATGCTGGAGAACGGCTGCACCATGCAGGAGATGATCGACAACCAGACCAAGGGCGAGGCCAAGGTCGTGAAGTTCTACAACCCCGGTCACGAGAACGACCACCTGTACACTGTGGCACATAAGTGGTCTGAGGATACCGGCGACTTCTTCGGCGATGTTCCTGCCATGTGCCGTCTGCTGTCCAAGCGCGGTCTGCGCGCCGTTGACATGCTGCTGGGTGCCGATGTTTACGATGCCGTCCTGAACATGGAAAAGGTTCAGCGCCTGCTGGACAAGAACTCCGGCATCATCGTTGGCAAAATCGAGCAGGAACTGAGCGCATACGATGGCGTTACCTACGGCGGCACCCTCAACTTCCGCGGCTATAAGCTGAACCTCATTTCCGTGGATGAAACCTACGTTGACACCGCCAACGCAGAGCAGCGTTACTTCCCGAAGACTGATGCCCTGATTACGGCTCCTGGCTGCGGTCATCTGATGTATGGCGCCATCACTCAGATCAACTATGGCGATACCATCCAGTCGACCATCGCTGCCCGCCGCGTTCCTAAGTTCAGCATCGATCAGGAGAACGATGTGCGTAAGATGAGCCTGAAGACCCGCCCGCTGGCTGCACCCAAGAACTACATTCCTTGGATTCGCGCCAAGAACGTGGTCGGCTAAGTCCGGCCTGAAAGGAGTACGCCGATGATTGTTGAAATTCTTTGCGGTGGCTACGGCTGCCCCACCAAGACTGGCGTTCACACTGTTTCGCGCGGCGAGCGGTGTGAGGTCAGCGATGCCGAAGCAGCCCGCCTTATCGGGCTGGGTGTGGCGAAATATGTGTTTTCCGCTCCCACTGCCCCGGAAACAGCCCCTGCAGACGTTCCGGCAACTGCGGAAGGTAACGACACCCCTGACGAGGAAGCCTCGCAGGGCGGCTCGGAGACGGCCACCCTTGCCCCCGACCAGCTGCGCAGCATGACCGTTGCCAATCTGAAAAAGCTGGCGGCGGATATGGGCATCGACACGAAACAGCTCAAAACCAAAGATGCACTCATCGAGGCCATCTGCGCCGAGGAAGTAATTCCCGGCGATGAGTGCGCCAGCGGCCCGGAGCTGTCTGCGGCGATGCCCACGGCGTGAGTGCCTTTAAGGACGCTGTGCAGGAAGACCTGAACAGCGTCTTTCTGAATCTGGACGAGTTCGCCGAGACACATACGGTCTACTATGACGGAGAGGAATACCCTGATGTTCCTCTGGTTCTGACTGGGCTTTCTGAAAAGGAACGTGTGCGCCAGACCATCAGCGACCATGCACAGGGTCTGTACCGGGTCAGCCGGGTGATGCACTGCGATATTGCAGCCCTCGGCGGAAAGCAGCCGGAGAAGGACTGCAAGCTGGGCATTGACGAGGACGGGTTCGTCCGAAACTACTATGTAGCATCCTCTGTCTGCGAGATGGGGATGCTGCGGGTGGAACTGGAGGCGATTGACGAATGAGCTGGCAAGAATATATCTCCTACGAGCCTCTTAACGTCAAAGAACGCCCGGCGGCCGCTCTTGCAGTGACTGTTGAATCGGATATTGACCGAGTGTCTGCACTGCTGTCTGGCATCAAAGGCGGCTGGCAACAGGCTGTTGGTTCTGCGCTTGCAAGAGCTGCAAATGCAGGAAAAACGGAGGCCAAGAAAGCCGTAACGGAGCAGTATGCGCTTAGTGCGAGCGAGTTTGTCAACCGCACAAAGAATGTCAACCATTTCAACCGTTCGTCAGATGGCGAAATCACGGTAAGTTTTGGCTACCGTGGCTCTGTTATTCCGCTGATGCGTTTTGATACGAGCATAGACCGTTCCGGCCGTGTCGTTACCCGCGTTATGAAAACGAGTACCAAAAAAGCCCTCGACCACGCATTTAGCGCAAAGATGGGAAGCCATATCGGTGTTTATGAGAGAATCGGCACCAGCCGCTTCCCTGTGAAAGAACTGTATGGTCCATCAACACCGCAGATGATTGGAACCAACGAAAGCGTTTCAGATCAGGTCGAGGACAAGATGGCGGAGGTGTACGAAAAACGCATTGAGCATGAAATTACGCGAATTTTGAACGGATGGGGTGTCTGATATGACCAGTGTTGTTTTGCTTGAGCAGCTGAAAGCGTTTACGAAAAAAATCATGACCGACATGATTCTCCCGGTGGCTATGCAGCAGGGCGATACCGAACAGTCCTACCGCGCCCCGGAAGTCTATCTGATGCGGCTGCCCGACAGCCGTTCGGCCAAGAAAAAAGCCCCGTACATCATCCATCGGGTCATCCCGCTGGAAACGGAGCAGCAGCCTGGCAACGAGGAGCGCACGGTGGTTTCTGTGCGCTCTATCTTTTGCTGCTACAACCCGGATGAACAGGAGGGCGACCTTGCGCTCCTGAACATGATGGAGCGTTTCCGGGTGGAGCTGCTGAAAGTCCGCAAGGTAGGCGGCACTGGCACCGATGGAAAGCATCGGTATCAGTTTGCGCTTGACCTGTCTCCCGGTCATAAGCTGGAAAGTGTTCCTTACGACGAGGAAACCAAACCGTATTACGCCGGAGAGATGATTACCTACTGGAAGCTGCCGACCGTGCAGCAAACGGAGGACATTAAATTATGGCGGTAAAAAAGACCGCGGCGGAACAGCCCGCCGAAACTACCGTGAACGCCGAGCCTGCGCAGAGCAAGCCCGGCGTTTCCATTTACGTCGGTCCGTCCATTCTGGGCTATATCCAGAAAAATACGATTTACCCCTGCGCTGCTGCGGAGGCGGTGAATCGTGACGATGTGAAAATCGCCACCGAGAAATATCCCGGCGTGGCCGACTTCATCATCGATGTGGCCGAACTGAACACTACGCCTGAAAAGGCAAAAGCACGCGGCGAGGCTATCCTTGCGTATGCCCGGATGCTCGCCAAATCCAAGTAAGGAGGATTACATACTATGGCAGATCATGGTATTAACGTCAGCCGCGCCGACACCGCCGTGGCAACCCCGAACGCCGCAACCTGCGGCATCCCCTTTGTCATCGGTACGGCACCGCTGTCCAAGGCAACTGGCACCGCTGCAACCGCTGGCACCCCTGTACTGTGCACCAGCTACACCGAAGCAGAGGAACAGTTGGGTTATGACAACGACTGGGCAAAGTTCACCGTTTGCGAGGTGATGTACTATCACTTCAAGCTGTGTGCCTGCCAGCCGGTTATTTTCCTGCCGCTCGCAGAAAACGCCGAGGCAGAGGCTGTGGCAGGGGCCGGGGCGGAAGGGGGAGGCTTGCGCCATGAGG